TCCCGAGAGGTAGTTCGTGGAGTTTTGGATCGTATTGACCTCAGCGATGCCGGCGTCTCCTGATTGCAGCGGAACAGTGTAATTGTATTTTCCCGCGCCGGTGGCGCCCGTGTACAGGATATGTGAGTTGCTGGCGGCGGTCTTGCCGACAGGAAGCGTGGTCGGCGTCGCGCGTGAACTGGCCTGCGCGCTGTTGGTGTAACCGAGGGAGAGGTTGGGCGTGGCAGCGCCAAGGGCGGTGGCGTTGGAGTTGAAGAAGATCGCCTGCACTCCCGCACCGTTGGTGTAGCGAGGGAGAAGCCACGTCATGGTATGCGTGCCAGTGCCGGCATCCGTGATGTTGATCGCGGTGCCGGCGACGGCGTTGGAGTAGCTGGTCGCAAGCTTGCAGGTGGTATCGGAAACGCGGATCAGGTAGTAGTCTGTCGCAGTGGCCAGGCCGCCGGGAAGCGTCGTAGTAGTGGTCAGGCGAAGGCGCGTTCCGGTGAGAAGATTGCTCGGAAAATTGGCGCTGCTGGTGAAGGTGAGAAGATCGGTGCCAGCATCAGCCGTGAAAGTATCCGATTGCCCAAGCGTGTTGGTGGTGCTTTGGGCGGTCGTCGTAGTGACGGCGGTGAGGCGGTAGAAGCCGATGACATCGACAAGCGCCAGCGTGCAAGGGACGACCGTAGCCGCTGCGCTGACGGCGGATCCGTTGAGCAGATGCTTGTATGCCGTGGGCTGCACGTTGCCACCGTGCTGGATCGCGGCCGCACTCGTCGTATTGTCTTTCACCGCTTGAAAAGTGAGCGCGGTGCCGGTGTTGAAAAGCGCATCGGCCGGAGGGTTGCCGCCACCGCGAAACAACGTGTGCCATTCGTTGGCCACGGCCGCGGCGGTGGCGTTGAAATTTTTCCCCCAGTTGGCTTTGAAGGTCTGGCCAAGCGCAAGCGCTTCGAGGATCTGGTCGGTAGAGTTAAAACCGGGCATGGGAGGAAAAAGGTTTAGGGTTAATCCCAGACGACGTGAATGTCGCCGGTCAGAACAGTAGCCGCGAGCGAGCCCTGCGGAAGAGCGACAAAGCCGAGAAAGGCATCATCGACAATCAAGGGGAGGGCGCCGCCTACGATGAAGAAGTCTTTTTCGACGGCGGCGCCGGGCTCGCGTACGAGCGTGGTCGCGAGCGGCTTCACCAATATCAGCGAGAACAATCCGATGTCGGCCCCAAGCATCGTGACCGACTCGATTGAGCGAACGCCGGAGTCGCCAGACTGGAGCGGCAAAAAGGGATTGGCGGCATTGGCCGTGGCGGTAGCAGAAGAAACGACAGTGCCACTCGCGGCAGTGCTGTTCTGCGTGGTGCCAACAGAGGTACGGCCGGCAACGCCATCCGAATTGGTATAGGAAACGGTGAACTGCTGCCCACCAGTACGCGCTGCAACAGACACGGGAAGAATCTGTACTCCGGCGCCGTCGGTCCAACGCGGCAGGCTCACGGTGTTATCGAGCGCCTGCGTATCCGTCACGGAATCATCGATGCTCGGATAGTAGAGGAGAAAATCGCAGACGATGAGCGTGAGCGGCAGGGCAGTGACAACTGAAGCCTGGGCGGTGATGCGGCGAAGATATTTCTTGGCTGGGGAAACTGCCGGCCCGTGCCAAAGACCGCCATCGGCAGACTGAGATACAACCCGGGCAATGCCGGGCGGAGCGTCGAACCAGTATTTCGGCGGGGGATTGCCGGGCGACATGGAAAAGTCGAACCACAGCCCGGCAGTGGTAACCTGCGAAGGAGTCTTGCGCCACTGGTAGGCGCGGCGCTGGCCGGACTCGGCCGCACGCGTCATCTGCGCTACGCTGGCGATCATGCAGAGCGGCGGCGCGCAAAGGCGCTCAAGACGGAACGCAGTAAGGACGGCGGCGGCGGAGGACAGGCGCCGCCCTCGCCTTTGGCGTGAGCGCGCAGGTGAGCGGTGATGGCTGAAGCACAGGCACACGAGCGCACGACGTCGCCGGCCGCGAGACGGGCCGGGGCGGCGCAACGGGCACAGGTGTAGGTCGTCATCAGCTCTCGGTTACGTCCAGCGCGCCAATGGCGAACTGCGGTTGAATCCCGTTGGCAACGGCGAGCGCCGACGACAGCGCGCCAGCATAGAGCACCGTGCCGGAGCCGGATGAGCTGGTGCCGATGGCGACATGCGTAATCGTGGCGCCGGTCACCCCACCCTGCGCAAACTGTACCAGCGCGGCGTTACTGGTAGCGCCCGAGGAAGGCACGGCCCAGCCAGACGTCGTGCGCTCCACAGCGACGCGCGCATAATTAGTGTACGCCGTCTCGTTGGTCGTCTGATTATTTCCCACGCCGGGGTCGGCGGTGTGCAGCGACAAATAGAGGTTGGTCGCAGGCGACGACGTCGCGTTGACGGCGATATTGGCCCACGTCGTCGCGTTGAAGATGAGCGCGAGGACGTTGTTGCAGGTAGCGGTGGACTTGGGCATGGTGGTAAAAAGCAGCGAGACTCAGTTGGCGGCAGCCGTAGGATCAGCGGGGGCCAGTCCAATTGGGCGGCCCTCTGCGTCGCTGATGATTTTCTTGGCGCCGCCCGAGGTCTGGCTCTGATGCACGGCGATGGAGTCTTTCTCGAGGCGAGAGTCGACGTGCACGTTGACCGGCGGCGCGGCGACATTGACGTGCGGAGCCGCGACAGAGAAAGACGGGAGCGTGATGTTGAAGGTGAGGTGGTCTTTGATCGCGGCGAGCGGATCGGCCGCCGGGGCCGGCGCGGCGGCGGGTGGCGGCAACGCGGCGGCAGCGCGCGGCGCCGCGGCCTGGCGGGCCGGCAACGCGGCACTCGGCGCGACAGCGGAGGCGACGATGCCAGCCCCGTGCGCTTCATGCAAAAGCACGATAAGCGACTCGAGATTGGCGACGACGGCGTCGGCGAGGCCCACTGCGACAGCCTGCTCGCCGAAGTAGGTGAGACCTTTTTCGAAAACTTCAGGCGCGATTTCCGAGCGGCCGGCTTCCACATCGCGGCGGAACATGCCGCCCAAATAGTCGACTCGTTGCTGAAGCTCGGTGCTTTCCTCCGGGGTCGGCGCGCGCCAGGGCGAGCCGATGTCTTTCATCGAGGCGCTCTTGAACGTGAAGCGGCGGACGCCAGCCGCGGCGAGCTGGCCGGAGCGATCTTCGATGCTGAGGATCATACCAATCGAACCGATCTCGCTCGAGGACGTGCAGAAAACGGCATCGCACGCGGCCGCGAGGTAGTAAGCGGCCGAGCAGGCACGCGCATCGGTGAAGGCGTACAGCGGCTTGCCGGCGTGCTGACGAATCTCGCCAAGCCGCGCGTAGGCTTCAGCGCAGCCAGTGGCAGTGCCGCCGGGAGAGTTGAGCGCAAGAACAATGGCGGATACGGACGGATCCGCAGCGGCCGTAGCAACCATGGCAGTCACCGCATCGAAATCGCAGCCGCCGCACATCGTCTCCATCATCGAGAGGTGCTTGCCGAGAATGCCGTGCACAGGCACGACGGCGACAGTCGACTTGACCTGCAGCGATTCCGGCTCAGGCACTTCGCTGGGCTCAGCCGACGGAGCCGGCGACGGCGCCGCGTGAATCCGCGACTCGAGCAGACTGGCGATCGAAGACAAAGCAGACTCCGTGATCAGCCAGGGCGTACCGGTGAAGCGGGAAAGGATGTGGGCGTAACGCATGTTTTGGCAATTGGCTGAGGAGATAGCCCTAGAAAAGTGGTGCCGCTCGACGTTGAGCGGAGGTCTTTTCTTGGGGTGTTCCACTCATTGGCTCGGTTGGTTTGGCGGGCTGTCGGGCGCGGCAGCGGGCAGATTGCCGTTGTTCATCCGCAGTTTATCGGGAGAACCGAGTTCTTCGATGGGGATCCCCTCTTCCTGCGCGATCTCGGTGCGAAGTTTAAAGTCCTCCGCCTGGGCGCGGTACACGTCTTCCATGGTGCGCCCGTAGCGGCCGACGATGAATTGCAGGGCATCGGTGCCGGCGAGGACGTTGTCGATGTCGATCTTGGCGGAGCGCCCGCCGTCGACGGTGAACTCAGCCGGCGGAACGTAGCCCCATTGCCACCACTCGTCGTGGTCCGGCAGATCGCCTCGCTTGATGAGCTTGCGCAGGATGTACATCTCGTCGGCGTACACGTGCGGGACGAGCGCACCCCAGCGGGAGTAGATGCTCGTGTTGATCTGATCGCCGAAGCCGCGGGTGGCGGCGCCGCCAAGCGCGGAGGGGTCAAGCATCTCCGCGCGCCAGTCCATGCCGATAAAGGCGCCGGCGATGATGCGCTGATCGAACTTGAGCCAGCCGTCGCCCGGAGTGGTGTCGGTGTGCGATTGGATCGAACCGAGGCCGGCTTTGACGTAGCGAATAAGGCCGCCACCGAGCAACTGGATCTTCGGTTCGACCGGGGCGGCCGCGGTGCCTTCGCGCGTGGCCGCGGTGCCACCGCGGAGATCGTTGCCCCACGGATCGCGGTCGGGCGCTTTGCCGTCGACCGTGCTCTCGACCATGGTGATCGCGGAGTTGACCTTCTGCTTGGTGCGCTGAAAGCCGCGGGCCTCCTTGGCGTCGTACCAATCGAGGATCGAGTATGCGATGGTCGGAAAGGGGCGGCCGTCGCTGAACCAGCGCGGGTCGGCCACGTGGTGCATATCCAGCGCGGAGATGTCGCGGTCCTGTTCGACTGTCTCACCGAGTACGCGGTAGGCGACCTCTCGGCCTTTGCGATTGTAGATGATTCCGTTCAGGATTCGGAGGCCTTTGTACGGGCCACTTTGCACGGTATCCTCGATGGACCCATACCGGCTGCCGATCCGGTGAGCCTCGAGAAACTGCAATTGCGGAAACCCGGTTTCGGTCTCGCCGCGGACGACGAAAAAGCCGCCGTCGATGTCGAGCATCGTGCAGCCAATCTGCCAGTTTTTGTTCCAGTGGAAAAGGCCGCCACGAACATCGATCACCTTGTGCGCCTGAATCAGCGCGGCGCGCGCGGCGCGGCCCCATGCTTTGTCGCGGCCCGTGAACACGGGGGCGAATCCGGCCTGCGTGACGTACTGGCTCCTCTGCTGTACGCCACCTTGCACCATGGGGAAGGTGCTGGCGATGTAGCGCGAATCGGAAATGAGGGCGCGGTGCTTGACGCGGGAGAGCAGCGTCGCGATGTCCTGCGTAAGCGTGGGCCGATCAAGTCGCGTGCCGTCGTCCTGCGCAGATTCGTAGAGCCCGCGGCTGCTGGTGCCGAAACCGGCGATCGGCCGGCTGAAGGAGTCGAAGAGCTGAACGGCCATGGTCAGGACGTGGTGGAGCCGGCACTGAAGCGGAAGTACGCGTAGTTGGGCCGCTCCATCGGGGTCGCGGTGGGATCCAGTTCCGCCAGGACGGTCATGGCTGCCTTGAGCTTCAGGAGCGGCTCGAGCACGAGTTGACCGGCCGCGCTGCCGTCGACGAAGCCGTGGCTGTTGATCACGACCGAGTCGGAGGCCTCACCGTCGCCCAACTCGCGGATGAATTTCTTGAGGCCGACGAGGTCGTCGCTGTAACGCACGCGCAGCCATTGCGTGTAGGTCTCCAGGCGAGAGGCTTCGTCCATGCGCTGGGCGGGGTGTCAAAGCCCAGGCTGGGAGCCGCGGCGAGCGGAAAGCAGAACGCCCGCCGGCACGAGGCCGACGGGCGTTTATTCCCCAAACAATGAACTCATGCAGTCACGAACGGTGGCTTGTCAAAGAGGCTTGGAGTCGGGCGTCGCCGCCTTTTTTGCCGCGGCCGCTTCGGCATCGGCTTTGCCGGCGGCGACGGCGGCGAGACGGAAATCGAGGGTGGCGTAGCACTCTTTGAGGGCGTCGCCAAAATCGTTGCGGTGACCGTCAACGTTGACCCACTCGCCGGCGTCGTTGAGGCGCTCGCCCTGAAGTTCGGAAAGGAGTTCGGAGAGCGGGGTCTCCTTGGCGTCGACGCCGGCCGTGGCGACGGGCGGCGGGCCGCTGCGGGGCGCGCCCGGGAGCCACAAGCGGGGCGGTAGGTTAAAGGCGGCGGGATCGAGGCCGCGCTGGTCGATGATCTCGCGGATCTTCCGAACCTCGCGGATTGATCCGAGGTAGAGCTTCTTTTTCCAGAAGTCGTCCCAGTAGTAGCAGATGTTGAAGGTGAGGCCGCGCCAGCCTTCAGAGAGTGGTCGGGCCCAAGTGGGGCGCAGCTCGGCGTGTTTGTCGCCGCGACCGTAGGACGGGAAGAGTACGCGATGCGTATCGTAGTGCAGCTCGTAAACCTCGTCGGTGCGATGGCCGCCGGCGTCGATCAGGCCGGCGGTGACTTGGAAGGTGCGCGACGGGTCGGAGGCGAGCGGGATCGGGACGGCGATCTGCGCCAGGACGTCGTCCTTGATCATGGCGTAGCCCCAGTGCACGACGGCGATGTCGCGCCAGCCGCGGCGCGCGGAATCGAGGCGCGCAACGGCGATCACAAATTTCCAGTAAGCGTCCTGGGTATCGAAGCCGGCGACGACGATGTCCGGCACGAAGGGCGCAGTGCCGCGAGCGTACGGCACGAGGCACTCGTGCAACTGCTCTTCGCTGACATCAGCGGCGCGCTCGCGATGCGGGATGCCGACGTGATTGTTGTGGAAGAAGCGAAGTCCGTCGGGCTGGCTTTTGCGCTCGAGGAAAATGCGGCCGAGATCACCCCACGTCATGTCATCGTGGAGCGAGTAGAGGTCGCTGATGTGCTGCGTGACCTTGAAAGGATGCGGCCGCGGATTGGTGCGGAGCCACTGGCCGGCGTTGGTCATGGCCCATTTCGTCGTCGTGCGGATGCCGGCATCGAGACGGCGCACCACTTCAGCGGCGCCAGAGAAGCCGTCGAGCCGGTGTCGTGGGCGCGCCGGCGTCGATCCGGTGCCGGCGTAGAGCGGCGAGCCATCGAGCGCGGCTGCGGCGGCGAACACCTCGCGTTGAGCAAGCGTGAGCGGCGCCTCTTGGTCGATGATGCAGCCGGACACGCACTCGTACACGGTCTCGCGCTGGACGCGCTCGAGGTCCCACGAGCCGTCGAGGAGGCGGCACTGGTCGAACTTCACTTTGCCGAGCCGGATCGCGATCGGACGGGAAGCCTTTTTGATCTGGATAAACTCTGTCGGCGAGGTGCCGTCGAAGCTGAGTTCCTGGAACGTGCCGCAGTGCGGGCACGGAACGAGAAAGGCCTCGAGGGTGCCACTCGCGACCTCGACGTGGTGCGGAGACGACCACTCGCGGGCCTTCGAGAGCGTCATCACCTTGGCGCCATCGACGCCGGTGACGCGGGAGCGAGCGAGGTTGTGCAGCGTGCCGGCACCGGCGATCGAGCCGTTTTCCTCGACCTCGTCGACGAGCTCGAGCATGGAGCCTTCGCCGCGAAACGCGCTTTCCCGGGCGGAGCCGGTGACGCGGATCACCATGTTGCGCAGCCGAACGATGCGGCCGGTGATGTCGTCGGGGTCGGTGTCCTCGCTCGCGAACACGCGGCGGAGCGTGGGCAGGATCCGGTCCTTGTTGGCGTCGATGGCTTTTTGCTGGGACGTGATCGCGAAGTGCGCGGGGCCGGGCTTGTGCTCCGGCATGTAGCGGATGACGTTGAAGCCGGCCTCCGTCATGCCGACGCGCGACGACTTCAACTCGTGCGCCTCGCGGATCTCGGGGTCGATAAAAACGTCTTGGAAGCGCCGCGTCCACGGCGTGAAGGAGGAACGGTAGCGACCGCCCTTGCCGGTACCGGCGGCGTGAAGGGTGACGTTGGCATCGGCCCAGCGCCAGACGGAGAGGCGCGCGATGCGCGGCCGGAAGATCGGGAGTAGGACTTCGTCGACGAACCAGTCGCGGAACGTGCGCGGGGTGATCGGCGGGGCCACCGGCACGGGCGGCGATGACAGCGCGGAGCGAGCCGCCTGCGGCTCCCGCGCGGCGGCATCGATCGGCGCGAGCGTGAGCTGGTCTGAAGGCTCGGTCATGCGGCCGCCGTCGTCGGGGCGTGACTCGGCACGACGGTCCCGGCGAACCGAGAGTCACGCAGGGCGCCGAACCACTGGTCGACAAAGTGTGTCGCCTGGGCCCGCGGCGTGCCGAAGGTCTCGATCAGGGACGCGACGAGCGAATCAGCCATCGCGGACAGGAGCGGCGCGAGGTCGTCGCGCACGGCGTCGCGGTGGACCAGGTCACCGTTCTCGCGCTGGTACTTGGCGAGCGTGCTCTCCATTGTGCGCAGCCGCTCCATGGCGTCATCGACGCGCTTCGCCCGAAGCGTGATGGTGGCCTCGGCAGCCGTGGTATCGGCGAGCGCCGCGCGGTGTTCCTCCATCGCCGCCGACAGCACTTGCCGCTGATGGACCACGGCGCCCTCGAGGTTGGTTGGCGCGGTCGTGCCCAGGTGGATCGCGACCCGCGTGGCTGGCGCGGCAGGAGAAACGGAAGACTGTGGCGAAGTGGCAGCGGCCGGAGCCTGCGTGGAGACTGGCCCAGCGGCCTTGCCGGCAAGCGCGTACAACTCCGCGCCCGGCGCGTGAGTCATGTGCGCGATCCACCAGTCGAGCATCTTCGGCGGCTGATCGAACGGAGGGAAATCCGGGCCGCCTTCGGGGCAACCCGCGGCGATCCAGTCGCGGCGGGCTTTCTCGATCCATTTCTTCAAGCCGCGCTCCTTGACCTGGTAGGCCGCGAAATAGGCGCCGAGCGACTTCTCGTAATTTGGTCGGTGTTTCAGCGCCGCAGACCACGCGGCGCCATCAGGCTTTGTGCCCCTCTTGGCCACGCTCTCAAGGGCAGGTGTCAAAGTGCACGAAAGGGAAACGGAGGTGCCCGCGAAGATCGGTCAAGGGACGCCTCAACCCTAC